AATCGTTCGATCTCTGGAAATATGTCTGGGTTTTTAATTATCCCCCCTAAAACGTGCCTCTCAATTCTTATGCTGTAAATCGCCATATTATATATGTTAACTTGATTGTGCTTTTCAGTCAAGCATTTATAAAATCAATTTCTACAAGATAATATTATAATTTTTTTTAAAGAAGCCCACGGTTAAGGAGTCGACTTCATCTTGCTCGACCTCCACTAAGGTAAAATTATTACTTTCAAGCCAGTTCGCTTTTGCTACGTCTCGCTTAATAGATTCAAGATATTTAAGTCGTGAACCGCCATGAAAAAACTTATTATAGCTAGAATGCTGCGCGCCGTTTACTTCTACCGCTATCCTTTTCGTTGCATTGAGGATGTCTACGCGCATCTTAGTTCCGTACACAGGGAACTCTTCGTAAACTATTTGATTTTTCCAAAAAGACTTAAGAAATTGTTTAACTTTAAATTGAATTTTTGATCTAGATTTACCGGACCATTTTATTAAATTTTTTGAGACATTTTTACTTTGAAGCTTTCCATATATATTATATAGTCTCATTTCCAATAATCTTTATCTGTGTATTTTTTAATTTTTTTATTGCACCAGTTCACAAAAATCAAAGCAACAATAATATTTATTGCGACAATAATTATAGCTAATTTTGTGTTGTCCATGATTCTGTTTTCTTGACTTTTATTCGTACGGCGTTATTGCTTTCCACCGCTCTCATTGGGAACTCATCCGGCGAGTATTTTTTTACGCTAAAAGATTTTGTTGGTATTTTTGAATAAGTCTCGTGCTTATAAAAGAAGCATTCTGATTCGCTGTTAACCCCCACTAACCAATCTATACCCCTCTCTGCATAGTCGATAGAGTTGCGAGTCTTTCCTGCCCTGCTTACTACCTCGCCTTTTCTGTCGACCACTTTGGAAATTTGGTTGGAGCTCATAGTCTTAACTTGGATAGAAGTAAATTTAGGGCGACCTGATTTATCTTTACCCACCCACACGACAAGATCCATGTCTGCATCGCGATCAGCTTCCATAACCATATAACCACGATTAACTAAGTCAAGCCATACAGCTAGTAAGCTTCGTCTTCCACTTTGCTCTGATGTAGTCTGATACATAAGTCTATTAAATTAATATATCTTTCGTTACGGCTAGCTGGTTTACTACTCTAATCGGGCGACCGCCGCTTGCAATTAATTCCTTATTAGGGTCGATTCCGATAAGGTGAAAAATTGTTGATGCATAATTATCTACAGTAAACGGGTCTTCTTCGGGCTCTGCCCCCGTAGGGTCAGACGCCCCATAAATAAGTCCTTTCTTAATGCCTGCGCCTGCCATCGCGATACTAAAAACGCGCGGCCAGTGATCTCTACCAGCGGTGGCGTTAATCTTTGGGGTTCTACCGAACTCTGACGTAACTAAAACTAAAGTATCCTTTAGCATCCCACGTTGGTGCAGATCAGTTATAAGAGTCGCGTAGGCTTTATCGAAAGACATAAGCTGGCGACTCATGTTATCTTTGATGTTGTTGTGGTGATCCCAGCTACCATAAGTTAAAGTTACAAACCTTACTCCTGCTTCAACAAGACGCCTAGCTAAAAGAAATCTTTGGCCCGCTGAGTTCATGCCGTATTTTTCTCTTAGTTTTACTGGCTCTTTATCGATTTCAAAAGCGGCCCGAGCCTCGGGGGAGCTAATCATATCGTACGCCTTGCTATAAAAGGAGTCCATGGCTAACATTTGATCGCTCTTCTCGATTTTAGAAAAGTAGTCATCTACCGTAGCTCTCATTTCTTTTCTAGATTTCCATCGTTCCGTAGTCATTCCGTCCGGTAGCTTTAGGTCGCGTACAGAAAAATTTGAACTTTCGGGGTTGGACCCCAGCCCAAACGGACCATGCTTAAAGCTTAAATATCCTGCGCCGCTATTTCGACTGGGGTTTGGGATAGCTACGTAAGGGGGGAGATTCTTACGGGAACCAAACTCATGAGAAACCACGCTACCCATGCTCGGGTAGACAATCGCTGGGCTCGGCTTCCAGCCGGTCATCATGCTGTGAGTTCCTCGTTCGTGCGCGGCTTCGCCGTGGGTCATGGAGCGGATAATTGTTATTTTGTCTGTTATTTTTGCTGTGTGCTTGAGGTTCTCAGAAAGTTTTTCTCCAGTAACTGTGTTAACTGTTCCTAGGGGGCCTCGGTATTCTGCAGCGGATAAATGCTTAGGGTCCCACGACTCTTGGTGGGCCATGCCCCCGGGAAGATAAATATGGATTATATTTTTTGCTTTGCCTTCTTTACTCGGGGACCAAGTGTGTTCAGCAGCAAGAATGTCTTCTACGGTAAGGCCAAGCACCCCTAGGGAGCCCAGCTGAATAAAGTTTCTTCTTTCCATTTTTGTATGTTATGACTTTTTAAGAACTTCTCTAAATTTGTTGAATAAGTATTTTCCAATTTCTTTCTCTTCCTCAAGGTATTTACTTAGGTTATCTACTCCTTGGTGCTGTTTTTTGAATTCTAGTTTTGTTTCTTTTTCTACCTCTTCTATAATCTCATCAGAGATCGTTACCCATGCTCCTTTCGCTGCGGCCATATCCCAAGCGATCATCATATCTACTACTTCTTTCTCCACCCAAATACTTTTTCCGTTTTTTCTTCCGTATCTAATTGGGTACCTTACTGATATCCCCGTTTTTTCATTTGGGGTTTTTCTAAAAATGACCTTGCACCAATGACCGAGGTGATCACCTTTGCCCGCGGCTTGAGTGGTAATCATGTCTTTGACATAGCGTGGCTGAAATTCTAAAATCCAATCGCTATAATGAAGTGCGGCGTTGCCCCCTGAGGCATTTGTAACTTGAGGGTTAGATTTTTCGTACGGATTAATCTTAATCGTGCTACGGACTTGAGAAACCATATAACAAATATGACCTCTGGTGGCTAGACCCAAGGCCATCCTACGAAGGAAATCAGAACTTAATAACGCGCCCCCGCCAACCTTAAGCGCTTCGTCTGCCCCTTTTTCTAAATCTTTACGAGGAATCAGCGCGTCCATGGAGTCTATAATAAACATATACCTTGTGTCGCTTAGATTATCTTTAACTAGCTGACGCATAAAATCTATTACTGTCTCGTAAACGTTACATTTAAATACAAACCATTTATTCTCATCAGTATTTACGCCCGTCCGTTCGATCATATCCACAGAAAGCCGACCCTCTGCCTTAATGTAGATAACCATGCTGTTATCCATCTTTTGAAAGCTCTTGGCAAAAGCTAATCCACAAGAAGTTTTACCGCCCTCGGTAACCCCCGAAGCTCTAACTACACCGGGCTTAATGCCCCCTCCCATTTCGATATCTAAAAGTAAACTACCGCTAGATACGGTATAGACCCGATCTTCTTCGAAGTTATAATGATCACCCTTGTTTTGCTCAAGGTAGGATTGAATTTGCTGTAGTGACGAAGTGGAGGCTTCTTCTAATTTTTTAGTTTTTGGCATTTATAAAGTCCTTAATTGATTTAATCTTCGGTGTCGTTTTCTTGTCTTCACCGATCTTATGGTTAAGTAAATCATAGCTTATATTTGACCGTAGGTCAAGTGAGTGCCTCTTAAGCTCTAGGGAGAGGTATGCTTTACCGCTTTCTGTAAGGAACCACCGTAAGCTATTTATTTTGAATGGTACGTAAGCCTTTTTCCAAAAGCTTTCTGATGGCTGTAGTTCGTAAAGTTTTTTCGCGACAGACATTTCCGCCTTTACTTTTCCTTTATTCGCCCAAATCTGAGCGGGGTCTTTACAGAACTTACCTATTAAAGTTTGATATTTATTAGGCTTTCTTTTTTTTCTCAAGACTCTCTCCAATCAATTCGATATCTAATATTACCATTCTTTTTACTAATTTGTCAAATGAAATTTTCGGGCTCCAGCCAAGCTCTTCTCTGATTGGTTTTGAGTCTCCCATAAGCAAATCCACTTCGGCGGGGCGATAATATTGAGGGTCTACCTCTACTAAGGTTTGGAGTTTGGGTTTCTTTAAAAACTTTCGGGTTTGCGGCAAGGGAACGTAAACCCCATTCACGTCCTCCCCCGCTTCACTCCACTCGCCTTTGATACCGGCGTGATGGAATGCTAATTCTACAAAGTCCGCAACTGAATGCGTCTGCCCGCTAGAGAGAATGTAATCTTTTGGCTCCTTCTGGTTAAGCATAAGCCACACGCCCCTAACAAAATCTTCGCTATCACTCCAGTCTCTTTTGGCGCTTAGATTCCCTAAGCGTATGGGCTCGAAACCTTTACCATTTTTAAGAGCGTGATGTATTTTCGCTACGCCGGTCGTAATTTTTCTCGTTACGAATTCTTTACCCCGTTTTAATCCTTCGTGATTAAAGAGTATCCCGTGAACCGCATACATACCGTATGACTCTCTGTATACTTTAACAAGGTGGCGGGCTGCGGCCTTTGAGGCTCCGTACGGACTGCGAGGCTTGATTGGGTGGTTTATGTCTTGGGGGCAATAACTAACGTTACCAAATTCTTCGCTACTTCCAGCGCTATAGAATCTACAATCGGGTTTTAATTTTTTAATCGCTTCTAGGCATCTCAAAACACCTTGCGTATTCGTATCCATGACTTGCATGGGCATGTCCCAACTAACGCCGACAAAAGAATTCGCGCCAAAATTAATAAAATAATCTGGTTGAACTTTTTTTACTAAGTTATTTATACTTACTTCATCGGTAAGATCACCGCAAACTAATTCAAAATTGGGGTTATTAATAAAGTCTTTACAGTTT